TCTGGACGTAGTATTTATTTACAAGAACGAGGAGTTTTTTGAGAACGATTGGATTACAGGAACTCCCGATGTAAACACGGAGCAAGTATTGTTAGATGTAAAGTCAAGTTGGGATGGTTCTACTTTTCCGTTTTTTGAGACTGAGATACCTACAAAGGATTACTACTACCAACTGCAAGGATATATGTGGCTTACAGGAAAGCAGGAGTCAATGCTATGTTACTGTTTAGTTGATACTCCTGAGTTAATGGTTGAGGATGAGATTAGACGAACGCACTGGAAGTTAAACCTAATGGAAGAAAGTTTAGATCTGCGTGACGAAATACAAAAGAAGCATATCTTTAGCCACATTCCAAAGAACAGACGTGTGAAAGTCTTTTTTGTACAGAAAGACGAAGCAGTCATTGAACGAATCAAAGAACAAGTAGAGCTTTGCCGAGAATATTACAACACCTTAATAAATTTCTTATGAATTATTTATATAAAATAGGTCAAATAGTTTATTTAAAAACAGACGAAAGACAATTTCAAAGAATAGTAACACAAATAAGAATAACAGAACACGGACACTTATACCAACTTTGTGAGGGTATAAATGAATCAGTTCATTACGAAATAGAAATAAGCGAAGAAAAAAACATATTAATAACATTATGAATCAGCAAATAGAAGACCAAATAGTAATTCGTGTTTTAAGCCGATTCAGCGAACGAAGTCAAGTAGGAATAAACAAGTACAAGACTACGCTAGAAAGAACCGACCTAAGCACGTTAGAATGGCTTACACACGCACAAGAAGAAGCTATGGACTTTGTGCTTTACTTGGAACGACTCAAAGACGAATACAGAGGTGGCTTATTAACTAAAATGGTAAAGCAATCTGAAGAAGATGGATTGTATCAAGACAAATTAAAACGAACAATGCCTAAATAAACACGGATGAAAATAACAATCGAACAATACGAACATAAGATTATTCACGAAGTACCTCATAACGATGTAACTCTAGACGAAGCTTTACAAATGATTGAAGGACTTTTAAAAGCTACTGGATATTCTTTCAGTGGGAATCTTGAAATAGTGGATGAGTGGGTAGATAACGAAGAAACCTTTAAAGGATAAGTCCCAATTTTTACCACATAAACTAAATAGAAATGATAACTAAACAACAAGAACAATGAAAACAAAATATATCAAGACAGAAGACAAAGAGATTATTGTCTTTGGTGAAATTATGTTACATAGTGATTTTAAACATATGAATCCTATTTCAGCAGGATTTATTTCTTTTGGAATAAACGAGGAAGGAAATCCAACTTGTAGGTGCTATGGAGAAAGTATATCTCTTGGTTTATCAAGTGATGAGGAAAAAGATACCTTTCTTGCTCAAAGTCAATTAGGATTTAGGTATTACTAAACAACAAGAACAATGAAAACAATTTTAACATTAAAAATGCCTATTAGTATTGAACCATCAACTGCTGATAAGGGCTATGTAATTACAGATGCTAACAATACAGAACATTTCTTTTATGAAGAGAATGGTGAGTTGGTATATGATGGATGGTGTGCAGATGCTAAGGTAGATGAAGGTCAAGAAAATTGAGGTACCAATATACAACTGTGATCTTACAATCATCCTTACTAAGGACTTGAATGAAGTTGTAAAAAAGTATAAGCTACCGGGTAATTGGGGTGAGTTTGGGGCACTAACATTTGAGGACAAGTCAAAATATAGACACTACGTTGTAGCTTTTACTGATGCTAATCATCTGAGTAATATAGCTCATGAGATAGTACATATTAAGAACTACATCTTCTTAGGTATAAATGCAAAGGTTGACCTACATAATGATGAACCTGAGGCTTACTTAATTGGATGGTTATTTGATAAGATTTATGAATTTTTAAAACAACAAGAACAATGAAGATAGACATTGATGACTTCAACCGAAAAGCAGAACATATTATTGAAACGGTTGTCAAACCACAAGTCAAAAGATATGAGAAGAAAATGCTCAAAGAGAAAACACTAGCAATCATCGGATTCATATCCGCATTCGCATTACTGATGACCATCGGAACTTTGTTCGCTGCATGGGTGTTCAAAGGTGCATTTTAATGTAACACATAAAACAAGATAAATGGAATTAACAGTAACAGGCACAATCAAAGTAATTGAGCCAATCAAACAAATCAGCGACAAGTTCTCAGTGAGAATGTTTGTCCTAACCGTAGCCAATGGAGAGTATCCTCAGGATGTCATCTTCCAATTAGCTCAAGATAAGTGCAAACTGATTGAGAATTATTCACCTGGTATTCCAATCACCGTGAAATTCAACTTGAGAGGTCGTGAATACAACGGTAAGTATTACAATACTTTGGATGTGTGGAATATTAACTCAATGCCGGTAGTTGATGAGAGCTTTGACGATTCACCTTTCTGAGGGAGAAACCATTCGTGACTTCATCGATAGGGAGGTGAGGTCACGCGTATCGAAAAGATACAAATTAGCACATATCGCTGAAGATATGGGAATCACTTACCTTCAGCTATGGAGATTCTTGAAAGGTCATCCAGTGAACGAGGAGTTCTATATCAAATTTTTCAAGTATTATGAGAGATAGATACTTCATTGCCTATGTTGGCACCAAGAATGAGAATCCCCACATGATCATCAACCGGTTTCAAGATGTGTTCAATGGGATGAACGTCAACTATTGCATTGTGTTAACGATGGAAGATGATGAGGTATATATCGAGGAAGTGGATGCAGCTGCATTCGAGGAAGTTAAATTTAAAATGAATTGAGATGAAAAAAACTAACAAACAACTCCAGAACTTATATGACTTCATGGAGGTAATGATGAATGAGATTAATTCAAACACCAAGCAAATCTTTGCTGAGGAGCTGAGTGCATTAGATGAAATGCTTGAGGAAGTGGAAGTAATCCCTGAAGAGAAACCAATTCACGTTGATCCAATTCTAATCAAGGTATATAGCAAGTATCAGGAACGGTCAGAGATGGGAATCAAAAAATATGGTACAACATTGGAAAATAATTCGTTACCTTTGATGGATTGGTTGAATCATCTCCAGGAGGAATTGATGGATGCGACCTTGTATATTGAAAAATTAAAGCAAGAGATATGACTTACTTAGCTTCACTCGCAATCAGTTGGTTCCTGGTATCCTTCGAGCCACTTCAGATGGTGTGGGATAACATCGCGGTGCGAATCAGACCGAATCACCTGGTCAACTACATCCATGCCGGACTTGGTTGCTTCAAGTGCATGAGCTTGTGGTCCACATGGATTATCACCGGTGATTTCATTCAGGCAACCATCGTTTCGTTTATTGCGTTTATAATTGAGGAATGTTTAGCGAAGCTCAAGTAAAGTATATCAATGAGATAATCACGTCAAGTGATGCATCGAAGTACGCCAAGATTACGCTTAAAGCACTGTACCGAATATATGATGAGCACACCGGAGAAATTACAACCGATTGCTTTTGTGCCAGGACAGTGAGGAAGATATACTATAAGCAATTCATGGAATGGTATGAAGCGAACACTTGACCGATATATCTCAAGGCACTATGATGAGGTGAGGACGTACACTGAGTATTTCCTCGCCAAATTCAAAGCCAACATGATTGCCGATGTGGTCATCAACAACAGTTATCTTTATGTGGCTGAGATAAGTGATGATACAAAGGATGAGAATAAGGTCAAGAGCTACTTATTGAATACGATCAAGAAGCAAATCATTTGGTCAACTTCAATCAGTCAACTCGAAGAGAGAGTGGGTGCCAATGAGCTCGACATTCCGAATGACTGCGATGACGAGGAAGATTTGGAACACAAGATTCGAGAGGAAAAGAAGTACCATGACCACAAGTCATGCATTGAGATATATAAGAGAGAGGTCAAGGATAGAATCAAGTTGATAATCTTTGAGGCATATTATGAGAAGGGATACACAACCGCCAGGTCAATGGCCAAATACTTTGACATTCCGGTAACCTCAGCTCATTACTATATTAGGGACATTAAACACGATTTAAATAAGATAAAAGATGAGAATAAAAGCAGAATACAAGGGTAAAACTATTGTCAAGCATACAACGGTTAGAAACATAATCGTGGTTGTTGATAATATAGATGTATCAAAGTATAAATATTATGTGTCAATTGGCATGGGATATTTATTTGAGAAGGAATCAGAAACAACGACCGCACCGGAGCCAATCAAATATGAGGGCATCGAGCAGGAAGTGAGTGCAAAACCGATTCCGAAGAGAAAAAGGAGAGTAAAACCAACACCAGGGAAAGGAGAGGAATAATGGGAAGACCACGCAACTTTGAAACACCGGAGGATTTATATGAGCTATTCGATAAGTATCGGAAGCACGTTAAAGAGAATCCGAGATATCAATATTCATTGAGTAACAAAACAGGAAAGGCAGAACCTATTCCATTGGAAGCTCCATTGACTTTGAGTGGATTCAGAGTATTTTGCCACGATCACTCTTTGGTTGTTCAGGATTATTTTGCAAATAGTGGAGGGAATTATTCGGCGTTCTCGACAATCTGCTCGCGTATAAGCGACGAAATTCGCAATGACCAAATCATGGGAGGGATGGTTGGTCAATACAACGCATCCATCACTCAACGCTTAAATGGACTCACCGAGAAGTCGGACATCACGACCAATGGAAAGGACATCAACGAAATCAAGGTGAACATCATCAAGCCGGATGGAAATAAATAGCACCGTTATCTTTGAGAAGAACTACGAAGCTCTCCAGGATAAGGATGTAAGGTTTATAATTAATGAGGGAGGAAGTAGGTCATCCAAGACATATTCCCTTTGCCAAATGATAATTGTCTACTCTCTCCAAAATAGGGGGAAGGTTACCTCTATTATCCGAAAAACATTCCCAGCACTCAGAGCAACAGTCATGCGAGATTTCCTTGAGATCATGAAGGAGATGGATATCTATGATGTCAATGCTCACAACAAGTCAGAGAACATATATACATTCCCTAATGGGAGCATGATTGAATTCTTTTCAGTCGATAATGAGCAAAAAATAAGAGGAAGGAAACGCGACCTTGCATGGTGTAATGAGGCAAACGAATTATTTTTCGATGACTTCACTCAGATAAATATGCGTACTGAAGGGAAGCTCATATTCGATTACAATCCAAGTGAATCAGCATCCTGGTTGTATGAGCTACCTAAGGAGGAGAGCATCCTCATCAAATCAACGTACCGTGACAATCCATTCCTGCCCGATTCCATCCGTAGACAAATCGAGGACCTCAAGCGGACTGATGAGTCACTGTATCAAATTTATGCACTGGGAGAGAAGGCAATCTCCAAATCCAACATCTATTCGAATTGGACCTTCGTGAAGCATCGACCTGCAAGATTCGTAAACTACGTCTATGGACTTGACTTCGGTTACAATCACCCCACTGCTCTCATGCGAGTGTATTGGTGTGAGGATGACATCTACATCGAGCCGGTGATATACGAGAGCTACCTCACTACCACCAACCTCATCGAGCGATGTGAATCATTGGGAGTTGAAAAGAACATCACCATTGTAGCGGATTACGCTCGACCGGAGATAATCGCGGAGATGAACAATGCAGGATACGATGTGCAGAATGCGAACAAGGTCGTCAAGAAGGGAATCGACAACATCAAGACCTTCGGAGTGTTCTGCGAGGATGAGTCCAGGATAAAAAAGGAATACGAGAATTATAAGTGGAAGAAGATTGGCGACCAAATCACGGATGAGCCGGTGAAGCTGTGGGATGATGCTATGGATGCGGTGCGATATGCCGGTACCTACATCCGAAAGGAATACTATACCGATGACTCATACTTCGCCTTCTAAACAAAAGAGGTATTTTTGTTAATATATATATGGCATTTAGAACAAAGAAAATATCGCAGATGGATCCGAAAGGAGCCAACCTTGCATCGACCGATTTATTGGAGATATCTCAATTGGTGAGTGGAAGCTATGTAACCAAGTCAATCACGGGAGCTGAAATCATTTCCGGTGCGACAACGGGATTCGTCCCAACGACTCGCACCCTAACAATAAACGGAACTACACAAGACCTATCAGCAGATAGAACATTCACGATATCTACGGGAATCACAATCGGTACGACTGCAATCACATCGGGTACTGTTGGACGTGTATTGTTTGAAGGTACGGGGAACGTTGTACAAGAATCAGCGAACTTGTTTTGGGATAATACGAATGGAAGGTTAGGGATAGGAACGAGTACGCCTAGTGTGCCTTTA